ACTATGATAAGTCAGAGTTTGATAAGGTAGCACCTTTACTAGATGATGATGATGCATTAGAAGCATTGTGGAAGAAGCAGTATTCTTTATCTGCTATTACCGCACCAGATCAGTTTAAGTCATATGAAGATTTGGAGAGACGTCTTAAGACTGTCTTGGGACAGAAACCTGTCCAAGCTCCAAGACTAGATGAGGAAGTTGTTAATGAGGAGTTACCTCCAAGACCTGAAGAACAGGTCGCAGCAACTGTAGCATCATCTTCTAATGAAGAAGATGAAGCCCTTAGTTACTTTCAAAAGTTAGCTGATAGTTAATTATTGATAGAGTCTAATATTTTCTCCTCTCTTCAAGGTGTTGCTCACATACTGAGCAGCACCTTTTTTATATGGCATGATTTCATCCATATCATTATAGACTATGTTTAGGTATGATGGTTTTAAAATATAGATATTTCTTTTAGCATCTTCTTTTTTCATTTCATATTCATAGTTGGTAACTGCTTGAGTCATTTTAGCAGCGGGAATAGTTTGATAGGTATTGTCAAAGTATTCAAAGTAGTATGCATTTCCAGTTCCAACATCTCCTTCTACAGTAAAGGTAACTTCTTCCTTTCCAGTCATCTCAGGAGATTTAATAGAAGGAATGTCTACTAGATCATATTTAAATCTAACTACAACATCTCCTACAGAAAGTATTTCAGTAACTGCAAACCTTCCATTATAAGTATCTTCAGATACTCCTTGAATATAAACTTCAGAACCTACTACTAAGTTCTCAATACCATTGTACATAGTAACAGTTGCTACCTTAGATTCAGTACCTGAGATTTGGTTTACTGTTGTATTAATTGCTTGAATATAGTTTCCATTAGTCCTCCATTTATTAGGAGTTTCTAATCCTTTTTCTAATATAATTCCTCCTTTAGAGTCTTTAATTTCTAGAGTTTCATAGTGATGAATTCCATTGTGTAATTTATCATAAGTACCGTATTTCTCAAGGAGGACTTCATCTAAAGATGATTGAGGTAGAGGCCATTCTGTTTGAAGGTTTATTATATTATTAGATAAAAGAATCACCCAATCTAATCTAGAATCACCATACTCTTGATTAGCTATGTTATCAGGTCTCTCGTCTCCAATTATTTTATACTTAGTAAAATAATTTACGTTACCAAATATATCAGATCGAAGTTTTCCTCTTTTAAATAAATTTTTGACACTAATATAGTTAGAAATATCGGTAGTTCCTTTATTTCTATTGACATATTCAAAGTTTGGTATTTGTCTGAAGTAAGATTGTGGCATGTTTAGAATCCCATATCGTTAGTTCCACCCTTTTCCCAGTCTCTACTATATATTGGATTCAATTCATTGAAGGATAGTGATAAACCGTAAGAAGTCATAGATCCATCTTCATATGTCATGTATGATCCATCAGGATTATATTGAACATTGCAACTAGTAAGAGCACACATTTTAATTTTATTTAAAAATGGATGTTCTCCTCCACTTTTAAATACGTATTTTAATTTGAATACATTAGGAGTCATTAAGAATAATTTACTATCATCTGTCTGAACAGCCATATTTTTTTTAAAGAATCTAATAATCTTTCTTACAAGATTTGCTTCTCTTTTTTCTCTAGGTGTAAATTGAAAAGTATAATTAAATTTTCTTAATGAAGGACCTGTGAATAGAAGTTCTAGGTTGGGGTTTAATATCTTACCACTTCCACGAGTGAAGAGTGATTGGTTTCCTATTGCTTGTCCTGCAAAGAAAGATGTAATATCATTAGTTTCTATACCACCTGCAAGATTTGTTAATTCATTTATTCCTTGAGCCATTGTTGATTTAGCAGCAGCTCCTACGTCTGCTAAGCTTTTTGATTTTCCAAACTTAGTAATAGCTCCTTGTGCTGTTTTAAATCCTGCAACATCTAATACATCTGCTGTCTCTTCACCCCAATTAACATTAGAAGTCTCTGATATTCCTTGTTGCATTGGTAGAAATACTGTTCCTACTTTGTTACCCATTCTTTCATCTGCCTCTGCAAATCCAGCTCCTGGATCAGAAAATTTATTGGGTTCATGTTCATATGCACTTACCTGCATATAGTCATATTTTATTCTAGGATTTTCATTCAAAGGATATCTTAATGTAGCTCTGCTTCTAGGTCTTCCTGAAAGAGTAGATCTTCCATTAGCATCTTGATTCTGCTCAGTTACTGCCCATCCTTGATTCTCTCCTCTTATAGTACTATTGTTTATATTGGGTGAAGATTTTCCTGTTGCTTTCTTAAATGTTTTCTTAAATGTTGGATCACTTATTGCTTGAGCCATCCATGTATCACTACCTCCTCCTTGACTGATATAGTTTGGACCAAAACCTAAGTCTTGTATCTGTGCATATTCTATTTCATCCTTTTCAGCATCATAATATTTACCAGCTACATCTTTTTCTGTCTGAGTAATAACTTTACCCACGCCCGTTCTTATTATTTTAGACGAATCTCCTACAGTCTTAGTGTAGAAAGATTTGTTGTCCAGAAGAAAGTAAGAGCTTATAGTTGCCATTAATATCTTTTTAGTTATTTAGTCTTAAAGTTTGCATAAGATAATGAGCGTAGGTAATCTATCTCATCATTCTGTATAATATGTAAGGTTCCTACAATTTCATTCCATGTATAGTTCCTTGATGTACCCCAGTGAAAGTTAAGTCCTTGGAATCCCCACCTATCTACAAAGGTAACAGCAACTAGAGGAAACTCATCATAAACACCAGGAGTCTTGGCATTATATACAAAGGTATAATAGTTACCTGGATCAGGAACTAGATCAGTTTGACTGAACACCTCCATGATGTTCATCATAATATCATCAGGATCACTTAGTCCTTCAATTTGTTCTTGAAGTTCTCTTGTTCTTTCTGACATTACTTAATACCTAGTTCATCTTCGGTAATTAATTTGAATTCAATTCTCCTATCTAAGCAATACTCTTGTGCTGCTTTCCATTT